TTCCAATGGACAGAGCCAAGCGCCTACATCCTCATCATAGCGCCATTTGCGCTTGAGGAACTGGCAATCGCCGATGCTGATATATGGCACCGACTCCGACTCTTTGTCGGCCATGGTGTACTCTACACCAATCGTAGCCAAAACAGCCTGGATGGCCGTGTGGTTAAACCACGGTGCCTCTCCAGAGACACCCATAATGTTGTCATCACCATAAGTGAACAAGTGCACGTTCTGTTTGAACGAAGCACACGATCTCTCAGGGTTCAACATGGTATAACAGTATCTCATATAGAGACTGTTCACCAAAGAGTTGACAATGACAGTGAGTGGATGTCCCGAAGGATTTGTGCCGAAGAATTCAATCAAATCGGCATTCACACTCACGACTGGAAAAGCAACATCTTCACCAATGCACATAATCTGGCGGATCTCGTCTGGTTCGAAACCCGCCGCTTCATAAACGTGCGAGATGATCTGGAATGCAGCAAGAATGAAATCAGCGATCATTCGTTTATCAAACTTGCCATAATCTCCAGCTACAATACGGTCTTCACCGAATGATGTAAGATACTCATGTATCATACCCCACTCACTCGACTGACACACTGTGCCAGGCCCTGCTTCGAACACAAATTTGTTCTTCTGCAGGAGTCTGACAAATGTCAGCAATCGAGATCGTACCACGATGCTCCAATCAGCAGGCGCGCCCGTAAACAGACGCGTCTTTTTATTCGCTATCTTAGCGAACGAAGTGGCCTCATCCTTGAGATGTCCCGTGTAAACAGGAAAAGCACGCTTTCCTTCAGCATAGTGCTCCTCAATTTTGGCCACACGCTCCCAAATTTCAGGCGTGAAATCCACGCCTTCAGGATAAAACTCATCCACAGCTGCAACAAGAAATTTCTTCTTGCTGCAAGACCATGGGAAACCCATCGATGTGCTCACATTGAGCCGATCGATGAACTTGACACCTGGCAAACCATTCACGCTCGCGCGTGGAGATAGGAAAATGAGTTCACGTTCCCATCCTTCTGGAAGCCCAGACAAAATGTCCTTTGTGTATTGCTTGATGCAATGCTGCAAAACAAGCCTATCGTGGGTTACATTGGGCTTAACCATC